TTTCGATAGGCTCACATGAAAACACTATTTCAGACCTATTTGGAAGAGTTTTCTGACATTAAATACTGTCCTTATTGCCTGACAATCAAGGGAAACAGAATAGTTTGCTGCCAAGAAGCAGACTTTATCGAGTTCAAGGATTTAGACCTTGACCAACAAACACAAATCATTGATCAAGAGTTAAACGATAATTTTTAAAGGAGTGAATATGTCAGACTGCATTCTTTGGACAAAAGCTAAAGCTGGAAACGGCTATGGCGTTACATCTCAAAATGGTAAGCAAGTTTATGCACACAGAGTTGTAGCATCAAAAGTATTTGGGGATATTCCAAAAGGAATGGTTGTTGCTCATAGGTGCGATACACCATCTTGCGTCAATCCAGATCACTTGTTTATTTGCACTCAAAAGGAAAATCTTGCCGATATGAAGCGTAAAAATAGGGGTGCAAAAGGCGATAGACACGGCTTAAGATTGCATCCCCAGTGTTCAGCAAAAGGAGAGCGAGTTGCGAATAGTAAATTGACAGAAAAGCAGATACATGAAATTAGAGGAATGTATGTCCCTGGTGTCGTTACCTTAGTAAGCATTAGTGAAAAGTTTGGGGTTGCTTTCCAAACAATAAGCAAAATAGTTAATAAATCTTCTTGGAAACATATTTAAGGAAAAATTATGGGTGTTCATAAAAAACTAATGGATGCAAGAATTCACTTGCAACATGCGCCTCTCAAAAAGTCAGGACACAACAAGTTTGCAGGGTATTCCTACTTTGAGCTTGGTGATTTCTTGCCAACAATCAATTCAATCTTCTATAAGATTGGTTTATGCGGTGTTGTTTCGTTCGATAAAGAACTGGCAACCCTAACTATCACAGACACAGATGATGGATCTGAGATCAAACTGACAAGCCCTATGGCAGAAGCCAATCTAAAGGGATGCCATCCTATACAGAATCTTGGTGCAGTAGAAACATACACAAGGCGCTATCTGTGGGTTTCGGCAATGGAGATTGTTGAGCATGATGCTTTAGACTCTTCTGCTCCACTTAAAGACGATAAAGTGGTTATTACACCTACTCAGGGTGCAACAGACAACATTCCTCCAGAAGAATTACAGTACTTACAAGAGATGGCAGTTGAACTGATTGCTACTTGTGAGCAAGGTGATCCCAAGGCAGCTTGGGTAAAGTTAGAGGGAGAGAACCTAGACGATCAACAAAAGATTGCCCTATGGACACTCCTTCCAAGTAAAGTAAGAAGTGCGTTAAAGAAAGCGAAGGAAATGTAATGGAAAAGAAAGATAACTCTGGCGTTTTGTTCAAAAACGATAAGAAAGAAACAGGCAACCACCCTGATTACAAAGGAAATATCACAGTAAATGGTCAGGACTACTGGCTATCTGCTTGGATTAAAGAAGGTAAATCAGGCAAGTTCATGGGTTTGGCACTGTCACCTAAGGAAGATTATCAGCCCAAACAAGCCCCTAAGAAGGCTAGTTTTGCAGACGAAGACCTGCCCTTTTGAGTAAGTTTACGAAGCCGAAAGCGGATGCGGTAAAGAGACAAATCGGTAACCGACCCGTGCAGCGAGTAGGCTTCACCAATAAATAGGAGTCAATGATGAATGATATTTTTAACAACATGAAGCAGTCAATGGACAGATTCTTTGGTACACCAGCATTTAAGTTGGTACGCAAAGAAGACCCTGTAACGAGCCATGAGGCATCCCAAGCCATTGACACCACCAAGATAGAACAACTCGTCTATGAGGCCATTAAGAGCTTCCCAGAGGGGTGTATTTCTGATCAGGTGCTAGAGATGTATCCAAACTACCCATATTCCTCCATAACAGCCCGTTATCGTGCTTTGTTAGACAAGGGATTTATTGAGATTATTGGTACACGCAATGGTCGTTCAGGTAGAAAACAAAGAATTATGAAGGTGACAAAATGACACTTCCTCCACATTCAAAGATCAGTTATCCCTCTATTCCGACTAAGGATTTCAAGTGGGAATCAGGGTCTGATGTCCAGGCACTGTGGAGAAAACATGGATGGACTCCACCTTCAGAACACATGACACCACCTCCTCCAGAAAAGAAAGAAGTTCCTCTAAGGAGGGTGAGATGAACGTGTTAAACCAAATTGGTTGCAAGCCAAAAGAGCCTGATGCCAAGTGTCTTAACTGTAAGAGAAGAGTATTCTCTACATTGCAAGTCAGAACTAAGAACTCAAAAGACAAAGCTTGTATTTACATCCCAATATCTTTACAGGAGAAGGTATGACTGAATGGACAAAAGAGGAAGATGAAGCCTTTAACATGGTTGAACAAAACAGTAACCTTGGAAAGCAGATATTAAGAGCAAACAAATCTAGTGGTATGGACTGTTGCACTTATGACTGTACACAAGGAAGAAACTGTCCTGTACGCAACAAGACTCTAGATGAGGTAGCCAATGAGTTCAGCTTAATGAAGTCATTTGGCGACACAGCATCTAGCTTTGCTGCTTATGTAAGGAACATGAAAACTTAACCAAGGACAGAGAGAGCATGGGCAATGTGCTTTTCTCTGTCTGCCAAACCAATAAATCCACCATTGATCTTTTTGGTCATGGTCTTGTAGTCTTTGGTATCAGCGTATTGGTTTAGCTTATGGGTGTCCCAGAACCATCCCGCAGTGAGTGCGGCATACATTGGGGTTGCCACAAGATCAGGATTCATCACAAAATCCACCCCTAAAGCCTGACCAGCATGGTAATAATTGGCGTGTCCTGTCAATTGGATACACCCACGACCTCTAAACCGATAACCATCACCAGAAGCCTCATCCCTGTTTCCCATTCGACTAGAGTAAACAGTATTGGCAATCAACTTAGGATTGCGAGCGCACATCTGTGCTTTGGCGGCATCAAACCTTCTAGGCCATAACTTCTGTAAAGCCTCTGCACGATAGTTCAGGTTTTCTGATAAAAGTTTAAAATTACCTGATTCGTGAGCACATTGACCAATGAAAGCCGCTTTTCTAAGGGGATTCATAATGTCAAAACGCTCAAAAGTGGCATTTAACCCATCTAACCACTCAGGGCCGATATGAAGTTGTTTAAGTTGTTCACTTGTTACCATTTAGCAAATCTCTCATCTGATTGTACGAATCCACACACGCATTGAGTGCAGCAGTATTCCGATCTCCCTGTGCCACTATTTCTGCGATGGCTTGGAGGGTTGCTCTGTCGGCATCAGAAGCTGTGTCAGTCGGTCTGTCAGGTTCACTGGTTGCTTTTGTATCTGTGGGGGCAATGGGGGTACTTGTGGGGGCTTGTACACAACTTGGGGAGGGGAGGCGCACCCTACCAGCACGAATGGCAGCATCCAAAGCACTTTGTTTTTTGTTGACAACATCGTTAACCTCCAAAAGTTTACCAGCAGTAGCGTTTAATTGTTCGTTAAGTTTCTGTTCAGTCTGACGAGATTCCTCATTCTTGCGAGCAATCTCAATCTGCATCTCTTTGTCTCTGTCTGACCAACCAAAGTGATAACCACCTCTGTAAGTTCCAAACAAGGTTATACAAAGAACCACCAGAACCCAAGGTAATGGTATGCCAAACATTATTGAGCCTCTTTACGAGCCATTGCCAACTGCTCACGCTCATGGTCTGCTTCTAGCAAATCAGGTGGTGTAGTCGGAGGAGGAGGAGGTGTCCAAGACTCATCTAAATCAGGATTCTTGAAGTTCAACCAGTTAGGTGCTGATCCTGTTGATGTCCAAGTATTAGAAGCCACAGGAGTCGATACGGGTGTTGGAGGAGGTGTAGGGCTAGGAGGAGGTGTTGGAGTGCCTTGGATGGCGTTTAAAGCCGTTCCTACACCCTTCTTACCGATAACTCCACCGATACCACCAACAATCAGCAGAACAATGTCGTTCAGCATCTTGGTATAGGCCATATCAATCGGGGCCATACTCTTGATAGGCTGAGTCACAAAAGTAACAGAGTAGAGCAAAGCAATAACAATGAAGCAAAGAATCAATGTGACCATGACGACCACAAAGCCCCATACATAGGTTTCTACTTCCTCAATTGTTGGTCTTTGGTTCTTGGACATCGTTAACCTTTTTTTCAAGAATAGGGGCTACTAAATACTCAGGGCAAGTCTGGGTAAACAAGCACTTGGGCTTTTGGCAACTAGGATGGACAAAGTTCTCAGGGTTCTGGCAAAAATACCTGTATCTGTCTTCACATCCTGTTAACAACAATAGTGATATCAAAAAGATATATCTCATGCCATCACATCCACAGCCTTAACCCATTGAGTCTTAATCTCTTGGGCTTTTTGTTGGTGTTGGACTTGACGATTCAGCTCTGCCAACCTTTGCATATTCTGTTGGTGGATCACCCTATGAGCCTCCCATAACATCTTTGCGTTCTCTTGATAAGTGGTAATTTTCATAACCCAATCTTTCCAAGTAAAAGGTTAACAATCTTGTTAGACAAGTCATCAGGCAAGAACCTCAGAAACCCTAGAAACCACCAAGCAATACACCCGTAGCAGAACACCCTGCAAAACAAGTCGAATTGCTTCTGGTACTCGTTCATCTACCACAACCGCCCTTCGGACATAGGCTCATCAACTCATTTATACCAATAAAGACAAGAAGTAGAACAAAAGCAATACCACCAACAATCATGGCTATCTCTTGCATTTCCTCGTCTTTAGCCTTGGCTTCCTTCTCAGCTCTCTTCAAGGCACTAATCTCTTTGGCATCCTCCAAGTCCATCTCTGCTTGACGGGCTTTGATCTTGTTCCAGACATCAATCTTGCCTGTCTGCATGAACAACATCTTTAACTCTTCCTCAAAGGCTCTGGCTTGCTCTAGTGCCATCTCAATCTGTAGAGCAGCACCCATGTTCGAGCCTTTCTTCTCCCTCTTTGCTTGAAGCATAGCCTTTGTTGCCTGGCTCTTTGCATCAAACATCTTGCCAATCATGGGGGCAAGAGAACCTAATTCTGTGGCTACCTTACTAGCCTTCTTAACCATCGAAATGGCGCTCTGTAGGCCATTTAATGCGGAAATCGGATCGATCATTCTTTCTCTCCCACTTCAGGCAAACAACCCTTCGGTTGTAAACATCGCCTGTCCAAGTCCATTTAATACATCGGTATTCTATGGTTGCCGCCAAAAGTAAGGCGATCACGGGAATGCCCAAAAAACAATATAACTACAAAAAATTACAAAACAAAGAAGAAGGACTGTCGCTATTGCTAGAGTCCAATCTTTCATTTACCTACCCATTGGCGTATATTCGTAAAAAGACTCAGGTTCTTGTGACATAACTTCACTTGGTGAAAGTGCGGTTTGACCACCTAAATAGCCTGTTCTCAATACAGACATTCCCAAAGAACTAGCCATGTTAGACAAGTCGTTAGGTTTTATAAAGTCTTTAAGGTCAACATCCTGACCTTTTTTGTTAATCAAACGAGTAGATGCTTTAATAACACCATCTAAGCCACCCTTGTCCAAAAATAACTTTCTGTGGGCATCTTTTGTTGCTTGATCAATATTTCCTTGACCGATAGCAGCAGCAATACGAAAGCCTTTGTTAAACACACTTGCAATTTGATTGACCAAAATGGCAGATATTTGTTTTGGATCAACACCACCCATTAGACGAGTAATTGCAGACATTTCTTTGATAGCAACATCATCAACTCTTAGCGAATCAATATCAATCTTTGTTGCCAAACGCTGAACATCAGCTAATGACTCTAAATTTTTATAGTGTTGTTGACCAAACACTTTGACATAAACATCTTTATTTTTCCGCAGATAGCCAAATGGATCTGAACTGTCCAGCATCTTAAGAGCCAAGGAGTTTTGTACAGCCAAAATCGTATTAGTTTGATCATCAGGAGATAGTTTCTTTAAATCGCTATAAAACTTAGCCTGATAACCTTTACCTGTTGACCCAAGCATACGACTTGTAATGGCATCAACACCACCAGTTTCATAATTACTTAAGAATGAATCACCTAATCTAACCCGTTCTGTTTTGGCGGCATCATCAAGTGCAACTCTTTCGCCTGACAAAACATTAGATCGTTGAGCAACATCTGATAACTTGGCTTTTAAGTTTGGCAGTTGATCAAGAATGTCGCTATACCCACCATTATTACTACTCTTGGTAAGCAATGAATCAAGTTTTATTGGATCAATGTAGCCGTTCTTATCAAGTGCTGAGTTGTACAGCTTTGACATAACAGCTTTTTCAGCAAGTGGAGCGCCTTGATCACCAGCAACACGCAAGAATTGAGACATTGCTGTTGGACTAGATGCCAATTGTGGAGCAATGCGTTCTGCATACTCTTGTGAACCAATCTTCTGTACGGCATCAGCATCTTTAAATGGAACTCCTACTTTATTGTAGTAATCACTGTCCAACTTAGCCATTGCTTCGCCAAAGGTAGTTTTCTCACCACGGAAGTTTACAGAGACATTTCCATTAGCGGTCTGAACTTGATCGAGAGCTTCATCAACACGCTGTTGCAAAAGAATTAACTTATCTTTAGTGGCATCATTCTTAACAGAACGAATATCAGCAGCAACACGCCTTTTTAATGAGTCTAGACTTGTGATGTCCATACCAACAGTCAAATCAGGAGCAGTTTCTCCCAATACTGTAGGCATTGTTGTACCAGTAGGAGCGCCTTTTCTCATGCGAGAAAACTCACTAGATTGCTTTTGGACAAGTCTTAGCAAATCAGATTGACGACCCCAAGGATCTTGCATAAACAAATCTTTAGCAGTCTTCAAAAGAAGTTCTGTTTGTGCGGCTGGAAGTATTGCACCCTGTGAAGATGCTTGACTTTTGACACTTGTGTACTCAGGAGACAAAGCCTTGATAGCGGCATTTTCTTGTGCCAATACAAGATTTTGAATTGGTTTCCCAAGATCAACAGGACTTAAGCCATCTGCCAAATTAAGCGATTGCGTCAACCTAGCTTGTTGATCAGAAAGAGCCAAAAGTCGTTTATTGTAATCAATTTCTGATTGAGCAATAGCAGTAGATGCTTTTGGAATCTCTACACTTGGTTGTGGATACAACTGGTTTGCTTTAGCACGAACAGCAACTTGCAAATCATCATAAATTGACTGTAATTCACCAGCTATTTTTGTATCTTTTTTAGCCAAATCTTCTAATTTTGCTCTAAAAGTTCTACTTTCAACACCAGCGGAAGCCAACAAATCTGCTTGACCACCAGCAAAAGTAATCTTTTTCTTAATGTCTTCTAAACGAGTTGTCAGGTTTGGATCAGCAGCCAATGCTTTTTCAATTAAATCTTTAGCCCTAGAAGTTCCTTCAATACCTGCCAAATCTTCAACATTGAAGTCTTTTAGGTTAACTCGATTTTTTGCTTCTGCCATTAAACCAACACCTTTGGCAGCACCAGCTCCAGAAAGCAAGGCAAACATTACGCCACCTGCAACTTGACCAGGAACGCCACCAATTTGCTGTCCAACTTCCCCACCAAATTCACCGCCAGTACTTGCCATACCACCAGAGATAACATTTGTTAAAAGACCAACTCCTTTTTTTGCGACTCCTAAACCAAGCAAATTTAGAGGGTCAGCCATTCCCCTAGTAGTAGCACCAAAGTATTTCTGCGCCTCAGTTGCAGGTCTTGTTGTAGTGTCAATCCCAAATTGTTGTTGTATTTGTGGTGCAGTCATTCCTTGTCTGTCTATGTCAGCACCAGCAACTTTTCTACCAGAAAGTGCTTGAACAAGTTCTGGTATTCCAGAGCCAGCAAATCGTGGGTTTGGCCCTTGATAACCACTTACGCCAGCGGCAATAGTTGCAGGAGTTTCTGTTAAACCTCTTTGCAACTCAACGCCTAAATATTCACCCATGCTAGAAGCTGGGCGGGCGGCAGGGCCTCCAAGAAAGCCACGACCACCACCAGCACCTTGTGGGCGTAATTGTGTAGCTAGTTGAGCAAGTTTTTGTGCATCCTCAACATTTCCCTCGGCATCTGCTCTACGCAACGCTTCCATTACCTGTTCATAAGTTGCCATTATTTATTCTCCACTTGAGGGAAAAGATATTTGTCAATCAATGGATTGCCTGTTTTTTGTGTAGCAGGAGCGCTTTCGCCTTTTTTAACAAGTTTAAATTGAGAAAGTTGATCGTCAATATTTCTTAACGCAGTTTTGTAATTTGGAGATTCTGTATAACCAAATTCTTCAGCAGAAGTTTGTAATTTTTTCTTGCGTTCTATCAATGCGCCACGATAAAGAGCAACTGCAAACTTTTCTGCTTGGTCTTTTTTAACCTGTGTTGTACGACCAGTAAAGAATTTAACCGCATCTTGTGCCAATCGATCATCAAGACCACCAGTTCTGGCAAACCGATTTACGTCAGCATTTGACATATTCTTTCCTTGACCAGTCAACAATGCTATTGACGTTGGTAAAGAAGCAGCGGCAAAGTCATTATCTTTTGAATTTCTAATAATCTCAATAGCACTCGGAGCATCGGAAAGAATCGTAGATGTGCGTTGCATTATCGGATCACCACTTAAAACCTTTTGAGTGAAGTCCATCCAATCTTTTGTAGGAACTGGTTGACCAGGCAATACATTGGTAATCTTAGGCCCTGCTGGTTCTGATTTGGCCTTAATAACTGCTTGTACTTGTGCTAACAGTGGAGAACCTGCTGGCAATGTTGCAGCATATTCTTGTAATCTTTGAATCTCAGTTTTATTTTCAGGTTTTTCAGGTTTTTCAATTTGTTTCTCAATAGCCTCAAGTCTTCTAGTTGCTAGGTTTATTTGGGCATCACGTTCTGGAGATTGTGGCTGTTGACTTAAGAGATCTAATTGAGTGTTCAAGTCTGCAATTCTCTCGGAGATCAAAAGCTGTGGTGGAATTGCTTGTTTAGCCTCACGACCTGCTTGTGCCAAAGATGCTTGTGCTGCCGCACCACGTTGACCAACCAAAGCATTACTTTCTAACAACCTTTGGTATTCTCGTTGCAACATCATTGCACCTTGAGGATCATTTGGTGCTAACGCTTCAATACCTTGTTTGATAGACTCAGGATCGTTTGGATTGATTCGACCTGCTATCTGTTGACGCATGGTAATACGAGCTAGTTCAGGGTCTTCACCACCTAAACCACGACCAATAGCGCCACCAAGCATATTAGCGCCACGACCAACGGCATAGTTAGCCTGTTGGAAGGGACTTAGTTGTGCATATTGAAGTGCTTGTTGATCAGCTCTAGCCTGTTGGCTTTGCTGATACATTTCGGGTGTTAAACCGAATAAAGATGGAACGATGTCTGCTGCCATGATTTATTCCTTAAAAGTAGCCGCCAAAGTCTTGATTGCCATAAGCAAAACCAGTTCCAAAGCCTGAACCGCCCATTCCTGTCTGTGAGAATGCCGCTTGTGCGCGATTACCTGCCGCTCTCATAAGAGCAGGATTCTGTGAGAAACCAGTTAAAGCAGTTGCAAACGGGTTATAGGCATTAGCCGCAAACATTGAATTAGCCGCACCCATACCGCCACCATAAAGAGCATTAGCACCTGTTGTATTGGCATTACGACCACCCAAAGCAGAACCAATCTCCAAAGGCTGTTGTCCAAGATTCTCTAAACCAGTAGCGCCCTGTAAATAGGCTTGGTAAGGCGTAAGAGCCGCAGCTTGACCTTGATAACCTTGGTTTAACAAGTTACCACCAGTGCCAAACAATCCTGCACCAAAGGCTACTTGCTGTTGTCCAGCTTGCATTGCTTGAGCCGCTAAACCTGCATCTTGTTGAGCAATAGCGTTGTAGTAGGCTTCCATCTCAGGATTAGCCGCACCAAGACCTGCCGCACCACTTGGACGCTCACCAGTAGCTCCTACTGCCAAACCACCACGACCTGTTTGGAATAGTTGATTCTGTAGTTGAGCCATCTGTCTTTCACGACTAGGCGCTAATAGATTCTGCTGACCAGCCATGTATTGCTGTGCCGCCTCTTGAGGAGACTTAGCAAGATACTGTTGACCAAGACCAAACAAACCTTCAGCCGCACCCTGTAGTGGAGCAAACCTTGCTCTAGCACCCTCTGCATCAGTCAAACCTGTTTCTGCCAGACCTAAGAAGCGGTCTTGCATGGCCTTCATTCTTGGGTCTAATGTATAACCCGCACCAGTTACACGACCTGTTGTTGGATCAGTCGTAAAGGTAGATGAACCAAATCGAGTGGTCACTCCAACAGGACGAAATCTAGCTTCTTCAGCGGCTAATCTTGCCGCCTCTCTTTGTGCATCTGCTTGTGTCTGTGCGGCTCGTCTAGCAGAACGACCACCAAATAAGCCTCCCAACAAAGAAGCGCCACCACCAATTAAGGCTGCTGAAATAGGCATATCAAACTCCAATCAAAATATTGTCCACTTTTGACGGGTCTTTCTCGTCAGTGGCATGAATACAAAACCAAACACAATCTGTCAAAGCCTTAACACCATGTGTTAAACCAGCCTTAATCTCAACACACGCTGGCGCTTCTATAACTTCTACCTCATCACCCTTCATCACCGCAACCTTACCTTTAGCTAAGATAGACAAATGGCTAAAGTCATGGGTATGCTTCAGAATGGCTGTACCCGCCTCAAATAAGGCTTCCTTGGCATACAAACCATCACTGAAGTGATGCGTAATCATGCTGTACGTTTCCACATCGCCACAGTAATGTATGGCTGAAGGTTAGCGTTAGTGCCAGGATCACCACTAGTGTTAATTGTTGTTGAAACACTAATTCCAGTAGATGCGTTTGCAGTATTAGTAACGACACTTATGTTAGCGCCAGCCCCACCATAGGCATAAGAGCCAGAGCCTGTTTCTGTAAGGAAATTTCCAGAAGATGCTGCGTGTTGGTGTTGAGGATCAGTAACTGTTGTTGAAGTTGTGTGTGCGTGAGTTACGACAATAGCGTCTTTGCTACCACCAGTTTCTTCCAAAGTATCAAACAATGCGTCACTTGCATTGAGGCCAACCATGACTCGACCCGCACCAAATGCTGTCCAAGTACCAAAGCCTAGCAAAGTCGCAGGGTTTGTTGAAACACCCGCATTGATGTAAATAGAACCTACAGGGTAAACAGCCGCCAAAGAAGCTGTTACTGCCGCTGTAACAAAAGCAGTAGTCGCCAATTGAGTAGTGTTTGTTCCACTAGATGCTGTAGGCGCTGCTGGTGTACCAGTAAATGTAGGCGATGCTAAATCAGCCTTAGTCGCAATAGCAACAGCAATGTTGACAAACTCAGTGTTGATCTCAGTACCCTTGACAATCTTTAGAGGATCACCAGAGCTAAGAGCATCTTTGGTTGCAAAATTAGTGCTTTGTGTGTAATTGGACAAATTATTCTCCTTGTTTTAGATATGCAACTAGCATTTCTAAGTCTTGCAATGATGCTGCACCTTTTATACGATTTGCTTTCCAAGAAATTACTTGAATATTGTCAATCGTATATCCTTTAGATGAGTCTATCCTATCAATACTTGGACTGCTATCACGAAATCCTGCTTCATTAAATTCTAGTATGTTTCCAAAAATAGGGCATCGACCATCGGCAGGATAAATTGCCTTTATGTCAGCCACTGTTATATTGTGATCACGACCCTTATTTTTAGCTCTTTGCTTTGACGCATTGATAAGCATTTGCAAACGATATTCAAAATCTTTGCGTCTACCTTTTTGATACTGTCTTGAATACTCAGAAAACTGATCTTTGTTTGCATTACGCCTTTGAGCTTGATACTCAACATCACAAACTCGACATTTATACTGTAATTTGTCTTTGGCTTTGTTGTTTAGAGAAAACTCTGATAACAACTTTTGTGCCTTGCAGCGACTGCAATGTTTTGTAGGCGAAACCAGTCTAAGAGCGCTCATACTGTTTTCCCATCTTTAGATTGGATTTCAATGCGCTGTATTGACAACGCAGAACCATTGATATCTGACTCATAACCCGTTTGGACAATTTTACCGCCACCAGAGGCAGGAGCACTCAATGTTTGCAAGGCAACACCATTGGAATATTGAGCAACAACAGTAGCGTTTGCACCATACTCTGCAATGCCATATTGAGATATACCTTGAGTTGGTATACTTACATTGGTAGACAAATAGTTGGTGCTAAAGTCAAAGCCCCATTTTATTGTAACGAACTGGCTTGAGCCACCAATCACCACAACTTTGATTCTCTTCAAAAGAGAAGTGACGTTGGCATTACCAAGGTCAGCATGGTTTGTATAGTACTCAAACCGATAGATAGAAGTGTCGTCCAATGAACCAGTGTACTTACCAATATAGCCAGTCTTACCAAGAAGTAAATCACCATTTCTGCGAGACAACAATGCAGATGGCTCAATAGAGTCCCAAGTAGTTACTCTAAAAGAGTTGTCTTGCAGTTGACCACGAGTATCAAAGCAATAAACCTGTTTAACAAGAGGTAAAACCAGAAGGTAGAACGCTTCAGTTTCTGAGTAAACCTTTCTCTCCTT